CCGGTTTCCCGGAGCGTGCGCGCAAGCGACTATGCCTTGACAAGCATGGTTCTACAAAAGGAGTATTGACGTGCGATTTCGTGAACGTAACCAGATGTATTCCCGACATATCGGTGACTGGTATCAATGGGAAACCGAAGGGTCTCCTTATGATCATCCAGAATACCGTGTCGTTTTAGGTAATCATTCCATTTGTTGGGATGAGAACCATGGAAGAAACTGGAAACAGAAGAAAAGGCTCATCGATTCTAAGACTTCCGGCAGTGATGCTGGCGGTCCGCTGAATATACTGTCTCAAACAGTATCAAGGATGGCTGAATCTTCCACGATTTTTCGCGTCAACGGAATCGGTCATGACAGAGGTAAATATTACTCTGGCATGTTAACGGCCAAAGAAGAGCCAGACCCGCCGATCCAAGATGCCAAAAGCATCGCGGATGCAGCAGGAGCTTCTCTTTGGAACCGAGCCCGTCCGGCCAAGCCCGTTATTGATCTATCCGTAGCACTCTTCGAATTGAAGGATGTTCCGGGTTTACTCAAACAACGGTTTCAACGCCGTCTCGGATCTATAGGCGATGCCTATTTATACGAGAAATTTGGAGTTGAACCTCTCTTGAAGGATTTACGAGATTTTATACTCTCGCATTTCCAATTCAAGAAAGCGCTTGATCAAATACTTCGTGACGAAGGCAAAGCCGTTAGGAGGAAAGCTCGCTTACCTGCAAAGTTTGTTGACTATGGTGATTACCATGGTGATCAATACGATGCATTTGAACAGCACCTCGTGACACAGGCCTATGCAGAAGTTCCCCATCTCCGAGTTAATTGGAGTGAAGGAACTGATGTATGGTTCAGTGGCACCTTTCGCTATTGGCTACCACCAGGCCCTAGGGACTGGCAATGGACAGCTCGTATAATTGCCGAAATTTATGGTTTGAACCCTAAATTAAGTCAAGTATATAAAGTTGTCCCTTGGTCTTGGCTAGTTGACTGGTTTTCTAACGTTGGAGATGTTTTACAAAACTTCTCTGGCGGTGTTGAAGACCGTATGTCAGCTGATTACGCTTACGTCATGTGCAAAAAATGGTACATGCGTAAGTCCTGGGCTACCGGCCAGTTTTATGGCGGTAATTCAGAAGATTCCAAGATAGGTGTCTCGTCCGAGACGCAGAAATACACAGAAAATAAAGTCCGTGTGGCTGCGTCGCCTTTTGGTTTCGCGTTAAAAGATAATGAATTATCTTTAACGCAAAACGCTATTCTTGGAGCTCTAGGTCTATCACGGCTTAGGTGACGTACCGTTGCGTCATTCCGGTTTAGCGAGGGGTATTAGCCCCCGTGTACCTGTAAAATGATTGGAGCTTATTATGTTTGCTGACCCTATTGCCGTTAAGTTGGCTGATACCGATGAGAACCACGTTCGCATTGGTATTTCGCCGAATGAAGGCAGGTTCTTTTATGAAAACGGAGCTGATAATCAGCTTGTTATCATTAAACAGAACTCAACAAAGAACCGCTTCCGCCGAGAGTTCCGGATTGTCCGTGAAAAGGACTATTCCGATCCAATCAGTGGTTTGGCGTCCCGTATTGGGGCGTCCGTGTATCTCGTCGTAGACGAGCCACGAGCAGGCTTTGCTGACAGCGATCTCAATGATATGGCTAATTCTCTTATCGAGTTTTTTGACGACTCGGCAGGGGAAGCCAGATTTGCGAAATTGCTGCAGGGCGAGTATTGAAACATGAGCCGGCTTAGTCAGCTGGTTCCTGTGATCTTAGATGTAGCATCTTTGATCATTCAACACTTGAAGAAGAAGATCAAGGATCCCCCTGTAAAGGGAGGATAGTTCGCCTTCGGGCGGAGGATTAACTTGCATCTTCTCAGCAACACAATACAGTTTCTCTTTCCACCATATAAATGGAGGTTGAGATGAATAGACTGACCATGCTCCTCGGCAGCCTGATAGAAGAACTATCAGGACAGCTGTCGCTGTGCGCAGAGCGTGACATTGCTTATGCAATGAAACGTTTCGAACACGAGGGGTTATCGTTTTTTACGATAACCCTCCCTGAATTCGATACAGGTTTTCTCACCTGTATAGAACAAGGGTTTGCTCGGGGGAATGAGTTTCCTTCCTTTGGAAGACTCAACTCCCGGAGGCTCCCGAAATTTCTTTCGGGTTTCTCTAGCAAAGTGTTCGACAAGAAGGGTGTGCTTCTTCAGTTCGCAGACCCGGATGCAATCTATGCCATCCGACAAATCTGTCGAATATTCAAGAAAGTCGAAATACCGTGCAGTGATGCACGTAATAAGTCGGCAATCAAGAATTATCTGAAGAATGAGGAAGTCCTCTACCATGCTCGCATTGAGAATGCTACACGGGATGATCCTTATTTGGATCAAACCGCACGGCTTCTTGTCAGTTCTTTATTTTCTGACATAGATACCGAGCATCTCAACTGTGGGCATGGCCCCGGTGTCACCGCTGATAAGCGCTCGCAGAATAAGCGATTGCGTATTGAGCAGTGGCCTGAGAGGTCAGAGGAGTCGTTCCCTGTTGAAATTCACGCAGTTCCCAACTTTGGGTTCTATCGTGATATTGACAGGATCCGATTCTTGGGCGTCAAGGATGAACCACCTGTAAAGGTGGTTTTTGTTCCAAAAACACTCAAGACCCCACGCGTCATAGCAGTTGAACCTGCGCATATGCAATATATGCAGCAGGGTTTAATGAAATGGGCCGTTCGTAAAATGGAAAGTCATCCGCTTACGCGGAATTCTATCCGTTTTATGGACCAATTTCCCAACTATGAAGCGGCACGTTTAGCCTCTGTAAACAGGCGTCATTCGACGCTTGATCTGAAGGACGCTTCTGACATGGTGTCATTAGCGTTAGTCCAACGGATCTTCGCTAACTCTGAGATACTTTCGTATCTTGAAGACAGTCGAAGTTTACATGCTATCCTACCAGATGGAACTTCTGTTCTTTTACAGAAATTCGCATCGATGGGAAGCGCAATGTGTTTCCCCATTGAGGCATTTGTGTTCTACTGCTTGATCCAAGCAGCAGTCCATGAACATCTGGGCCTGACTCCGTTGCATGACACGATTGAAAGATTCAGTCGTGACATCAAGGTTTACGGTGACGATATCATTGTCCCCGTGCCTTGGCACAATTGTATTGTGCGCAAACTTGAAGCTTATTGTCTTCAAGTTAATCAGCGTAAGTCCTTCTCGGAATCACACTTTCGGGAATCTTGCGGTGGTGACTTTTATAAAGGGGTGGCGGTAAAGCCACTGTACCTCACAAAGGTCATCCCTGATGCGCATGATCGCTGGACACCAGAACAAGTCTTAGCTGCTTCCGCTCTCTCTGATCAATTTTATTGTCAGGGGTTGTGGAGTGTTGCTTCGCTTATTCGTGGTTGGGTCGAGCAAGGACTGAGGCGGAAAGTCCCCCTGTCAACTTATAAGACAGATGGTCTAACTTTCTACAGTTGCCTTGCGGACACTTACGATGGCTGGGATCGCCTTTTGGAGAGACCAGTCAGAAGGGTAGTCAATTATTTACCCCGTAAGCGTCCCGACGACATCTGTGAAGATGAAGTCGCCGCGACTTTCAAGTGCTTAGGAAATATCGGAAACGATAGATCCGTAGACCTTGAAGCCAGTGTGAGTCCCCATTCTCTGCGAAAAGTAATGGGGTGGGCTCGTTAAGGTAACGAGAAGGTAGGCTCACAACCTACCACACTG